GCAGAAAAAGAATATGGCTACCTCTATACATCTTAAACTCCTCGCGGTATTGTTCTTGTTCGCGGGTTGCGGCAAGAAGACCATCACTCAGATTGAGTACCGGACCCGGGTTGACATTCAGCGCGACACCGTGCAGATGCCGACGTATGTGGAGACCATTGTGCCATCGCCGTGCGACACCAATGGCATCCTAAAGGACTTTAAGTTCGAGACCCAGGCCGGTCCGGCGAAGGTGAAGCTAGAGACCGACGGAACCAAAATAATTGTCAGGGTAAAGACCGACACTATTGTCAAGAGCTACCGGGCGTTGTCGGACACGGTCTATGTGAACACAACGGAAATTCAAGTCAAGAGGGTCACGCCGAGGTGGGCCTGGCAGCTGTTGGTGTCCAATATAATTGTGGCTCTTGGGATTTTACTATATTTGCGTTTGAAATGAAAAAGTCAAGGGTATACTTGAAGGAATTGCTTTCGGTGCCAAAGGTGACGCCAGGGCGATTCTCTCACAAGTACAACCCCATCGACATCATGGCCAACGGGCGCAAGATTGCCGAGGCGACCGGTGGAGAGTATATCTTTAACCCAAAGCAAGTATCAACCATAAAGAGGCTTGTCTCGAAGAACGACAAGACAGGTCTCCATTCCTATGTTCGTTCACTCATCCAAAAATTTGAAAAACCATGAAAAAGAAGCCAGCACCCAAAAAGAAAATGTCCGCTAAAGAAATGGAGGCTATGAAGAAAGCCCAAATGTCTACCATGAAGTATGGTGGTAAAATGAAGAAGTCATGCTAAATAAGAAGAACCCATTAGCGAAATGCTATCAAAATGGGGGCAAATTAAAAGGCAAGTCAAAGACCGCATGGTCTGATGACGTTCGTAATCCGGAGAACAGGGAGTATGTCAATGAAACGGCAAATGACCTTGGGGTAAAGAAAAGGAAAGTCACACAAAGGCAGTTCAATGAGCGCTATGCTGAAACTTTGGATAGCTCTTATGCCGCTAGTTTGCCCTATCTCAAAAAGAAAAAGTAATGCCCAAGATAAGCACATACCCAACCGTAACTCCTGCGGACAGCGACCTTATTCTTATTAGTGACGCTAATGATAGTAGCAATACTAAGAATGTTACTATATCCTCGCTGAGGTCCGGATTGTCAGCCTATACCGAGATTTACAACAATTCAACCGGAAACTCTACGAGTATTGCTGTTCAAGGGTTTTTTTACAAAATGGCCGCAAGTACAGCTCAAGGGCTAACCAATGACGCGTCATTGACTATGGACGTAGCAGGGCGAGTTACCAACACCGGAGCAACAAGGACTTTTGCCATTACCTATTCCGCTTCGGCAACAACTGCATCTGGAAACAATCAACATATCATGTTTCGATTGGCCAAAAATGGAACCACAATAAGTTATAGCGAAACAGACACAGTAACAATTAGTGGCCCTAACTCAAAAGCTTCAAGCGTTTCTAATACTGTTCTTGTTCAATTATTAGCAAACGACTATATTGAAATTTGGTGCACAAACAACACGTCAACAAATGCCGTCGTTTTGGAGCATCTTAATCTAGTACTAAGACAAATCTAATGGACATCCGGAAAATCTCAATCGGGCAGGACTACAAGACTGCCATGCACTACATTGTCAATCAACCGGTGCTTAATGGCGACTATCTAGTCCACTTGATTAAGATGTCCGATGGAGGTGGGGCCAAGGTCTTTATTTGCTCAAAAAAGAACGAGATTTTTCTTTGGAAAGAGTTTTCCGCATCAATGCCTATTTCATTTGAATACAATATTTCATTTTAATGCGTTCACCGTTTCAGTTCATCGTGCGTCCGCGCGATACGAAACGATACGATAATACCCGTAAATACGGCGATATTGACTTTATCGTAAGCGTTTCTCAAGAGGACCACCGATTTTCAAATCGCTATGCGGAAGTAGTAAGCACTCCGCTTATGTACGATGGCCCCATAAAAGCCGGGGACACTCTCATTGTGCATCACAATGTTTTCCGGTTTTATTATGACATGTATGGTCGCCAAAAAAGCGGTAAGTCATTTTTATTTGATGACTTGTTTATTTTGGATGAAGACCAATTTTATCTTTTTAAAGGCAATGATGGAGAGTGGAAAGCTCACTCTAAATACTGCTTTGTAAAACCGGCCGAGGTAAAAAAAGACTTTATTGCTAAAGTAAACAAGGAAGAAGACCTTGTTGGAACAATCCGATATATCAACGATGAATTATTGGCCGCCGGACTTTGTCCGGGCGATGAGGTCATTTACCAACCGGAAAGTGAATATGAGTTCAATGTTGATGGCGAAAAGTTGTACCGCATGTTTACTAGTAATATCGCTGTATTACTATGAGAAATCAATCTGAAGAACTTAAAAGGCAAATCATTGCTGCCGGATACAAGGCGGTCAAGCACTTGATAAAAGTAGCCGAAGAGGACATCATTACCGGCGGCGAAGGAGACATTAGCGCCGACCGATTGAAGAACGCGGCGGCCACAAAGAAACTCGCTATTGTTGATGCCTTTGACATCTTGGCGCGAATACAATCCGAGCAAGAGATACTTGACTCTCCGTCGTTAAGGGCCAACGCTCAAAAACAGGGCTTTGCAGAAGGTAGAGCAAAATAGCGCGCTGTACAGGGTATTGCCCGCCCCTTCTACCGGTAAGAGGAAGAGGCGGTGGGACTATGGCTACGACCCGGAGTACGACATGGTCGTTATATCAAGGGACGGGACCATCGGGGACGTCTATGAAATCAGCGGATTAAAAATAGCGCTACCGGAAGCACCCGAAACATGCTACGAGAGAAGCACCAGGCCGGCAGACCAGTATTGGGAGCGATTTGCTTATCCACCTCAGCTCGAGAAGATAAAGACCATTTTCCAATGGCATGACATGCCTCGGGAGTTCAAGAGCATGTGGGTTGACTACATCGAGCGAGAGTTTGACCGGAGAGAGCAGGGATTTTGGTTTATGAACAATGGCATTAAGACCTACATGCCGGGCAGCTACTACATGTACCTGCAATGGACAAAGATTGACATCGGGCAGCCGGAATACCGGGAAGCCAACCGGTTGTTCTTCATATTCTGGGAAGCATGCCTAGCGGACCCGAGGTGCTTTGGGATGTGCTATCTGAAGATTCGCCGTTCCGGGTTTTCATTTATGAGTTCGGCCATTGCGGTTCACATTGCTACGCTCTCGAGGGATTCCCGGGTGGGTATCCTTTCAAAGACCGGTACGGATGCCAAGAAGATGTTTACGGACAAAGTTGTCCCTATATCCGGAAACTATCCGTTCTTTTTCAAGCCTATTCAGGACGGCATGGACAAGCCAAAAACGGAGCTCGCGTTTAGGGTTCCGGCCTCAAAAATCACGAAGAAGAACATGCACGAAGCATTTTCGGCTGACGACCCCGATGGCTTGAACACGACGATTGACTGGAGAAACACCGCGGACAACAGCTATGACGGGGAGAAGTTGGTTCTCTTGGTTCATGACGAATCCGGAAAGTGGGAAAAGCCGGAGAACATCCTCAACAACTGGCGCGTCACAAAGACGACGCTTAGGGTTGGTAGCCGGATTGTCGGTAAGTGCTTGATGGGCTCTACGGTAAACGCGCTGTCCAAAGGCGGCGGCAATTTCAAAGAGCTGTACGACGATTCTTGCGCCAGCAAAAGAAACGCCAATGGACAGACAAAGAGTGGACTCTATAAGTTTTTCGTGCCTATGGAGTGGAACTTTGAGGGGTACATTGACCAACACGGGTTTCCTGTTATGGAAACACCAAAAAAGAAAATCGTTGACCATTCCGGTCGGCAGATAGTCCTGGGCGCCATTAATTATTGGGAGAACGAGGTCAGTTCCTTGAAGCACGACCAAGATGCGTTGAACGAGTTTTACCGGCAGTTTCCCAGGACGGAGGCTCATGCGTTTCGCGATGAAAGCCGGCAGGCGTTGTTTAACCTCGCGAAAATCTATCAGCAAATTGACCATAACGACGGAATGATAAAGGGCCAACTCTTAACGAGGGGTGGCTTCCAATGGGAGAACGGAGTAAAGGACACAAAGGTCATTTGGGTCCCAAGCAACAACGGGAGATTCCTAGTGAGTTGGATTCCGCCGGCAAACCTGCAAAACCGGTTTACGGAAAAAAACGGCCGTAGGTATCCCGGAAACGAACATCTTGGCGCGTTTGGATGCGACTCCTATGACATTTCCGGGGTAGTTGGCGGCGGTGGTTCAAACGGGGCACTGCATGGCCTGACCAAGTTTCATATGGATTCTGATGCGCCAACCAATATGTTTTTCTTGGAATACATTGCCCGACCTCAAACCGCGGAGATATTCTTTGAAGACGTCTTGATGGCCCTTGTGTTTTATGGAATGCCAATGCTTGCGGAGAACAACAAAGCCAGGCTTTTGTACCACTTAAAGAACCGGGGGTACAGGGCTTACTCGCTGAATAGGCCGGACCGGCCGACGGCAAAGTTGTCAAAAACAGAGCTAGAACTCGGAGGAATACCGAATAGCAGTGAGGAAGTACGACAAGCGCATGCTTCAGCTATTGAGTCCTACATTGAAAAATACGTCGGATATGACACCGATGGGGTGTTCAGACACCCCTCTGAATGTGGGGATATGCCCTTTAACCGGACTTTATACGACTGGGCAATGTTCAATATAATGGACAGAACCAAGCATGACGCATCAATTAGCTCAGGTTTAGCCATCATGGCAACCCAAAAGCACCTGTATGTGCCTGAAATGAAGAGCTCCAAAATAAGTGTTAACTTTACGCGATACAACAACTCCGGCCGATTAAGCCAAATCATAACTAAATGAGCGACATTCAGCCCATCATAAACGCGCAGTATTTCCCTAATCAGTTTGTTTCTGACGCGGAAAAGAGCACCGAGGCGTTTGGGTTAAGAATTGGCCAAGCCATTCAGTACGAATGGTTTAGGAGGGACTCTCGCTCCGGAAGGTTTTACTCTCAATGGAGGGACTTTCACTACCTAAGGCTTTATGCGAGGGGCGAGCAATCGGTTGAAAAGTATAAAAATGAAATGTCCACAAATGGGGATTTGTCCTATCTAAATCTAGACTGGACGCCGGTTCCTATTTTGCCAAAATTTGTTGACATCGTTGTAAACGGCATGTCGGATAGGTTTTTCAAGATTAAGGCTTTTGCCCAAGACGGCATGTCTTCTTCTCGGAGAAACCGGTATCAAGACATGATTGAAACTCAGATGGCCGGTAAAGAGCTATTTATGAGTCTTCAAAAAAACATGGGCATTAATGGATTTGCCATTAATCCAGAAGATTTGCCGGAAAACGACCAAGAGCTGCAACTCTACATGCAACTCAACTATAAGCCGGCTATTGAGATTGCCGAAGAAGAGGCTATTTCCACTGTTTTAGAAGACAACCGGTACAGCGACCTAAGAAAAAGAGTTGACTACGACCTTACCGTTTTAGGTATTGGGATGTGTAAGCATCAATTTTATCCCGGTGACGGCATACGAGTTGAGTATGTTGACCCAGCAAATGTGGTTTACAGCTATACCGAAGACCCTTATTTTAGGGATTGCTTTTATTGGGGTGAAATCAAAACAGTTCCATTGACTGAACTTCCTAAAATAAAACCGGGTTTAAGCAACGAGCAACTTGAAGAAATATCCAAGTACAGTCAAGCTTGGTACGACTACTATAATGTATCTCAATTTTATGACAATAGCCTTTTTAAAAGCGATACCGCTACACTTCTTTTCTTTAATTACAAGACCACTAAGACGTTTGTTTACAAAAAGAAAAAGCTTGACAACGGCGGAGAAAGAATAATCGAGAAAGACGAAAACTTTAATCCTCCCGAAGAAATGATGGAGGAGCAAGGATTTGAGCGCGTCACAAAGACTATTGACGTTTGGTATGAGGGCATTATGGTTATGGGGACCAACATCATGCTTAAATGGCAGGTGATGGAGAACATGGTACGCCCTAAGTCCGCATCCCAGAATGCTGTTCCAAATTATGTAGCATGTGCTCCGAGGATGTACAAAGGCAATATTGAGTCCTTAGTACGCCGGATGATTCCGTTTGCAGACCTTATCCAGCTGACGCACCTAAAGCTCCAGCAGGTAGTTGCCCGTATGGTTCCGGACGGTGTTTTTCTTGATGCTGATGGCGTCAACGACGTTGACCTCGGAAACGGCCAGGCATACAATCCGGAGGACGCTTTGAGGCTTTACTTCCAAACCGGTAGTGTCGTAGGGCGTAGTTATACGCAAGATGGCGAGTTCAACAATGCCCGGATTCCCATTCAGGAACTTAACTCAAGTTCCGGCCAGCAAAAAATGGCGGCTCTTATCGGGAACTATAACCATTACTTAGGAATGATTAGGGCCGTAACCGGCCTTAATGAAGCGAGGGATGGCACTGTCCCCGATTCTCGGTCGTTGGTTGGTGTGCAGAAACTTGCCGCAATGAACTCCAATACGGCAACACGGCACATCCTGGATGCGTCTGTGTACATAACAAAAAGCCTTTCAGAAGCTTTGACATGCCGAATCTCGGATGTGCTTGAGTATGCCCCATTTAAGGAAGAGTTTATTTCTCAGATAGGTCGCTACAACGTGGCGTTGCTTGATGAAATAAAGGACTTGTACATTTATGACTTTGGCATATTCATTGAGGTTGCTCCGGACGAAGAAGAAAGAAGCCAAATGGAGGCCAATATTCAGATGGCGTTACAAAAAGGCGACATTAATCTTGAAGACGCGATTGATATTCGCGAGATAAAGAATATCAAGATGGCCAATCAGCTTCTCAAGCTGAAACGCCGAAAGAACCTTGAGAACCTTCAGGCCAACGAAATGCAAAAGCAACAAATGGCTATTCAAGGGAATATGGAAACTCAACGGATGGCTGCTCAAACGACTATGATGAAGGTCAATGCGCAGGCCGAGGCCGACATGAAGGTCAAACAAGCGGAGGTTGCTTTTGAGATTGAGCGAATGAAGGCCGAGGTTGAGGCGAAGAGCTTGCTAATGCAGCGAGAGTTCGAGTATAATATTCAACTCGCTGAAATGCAGGGCAAAACTTTGTCCGAACGAGAATCTGCCAGAGAAAGGGAAAAGGCAAAACGCATAGGTCTTCAGAATACGCAACAATCAAAGCTTATTGACCAACGTAAGAATAATCTACCCCCAGTATCATTTGAATCAAACGAGGATAGCCTAGATGGCTTTGATTTGGCCGAATTTAGCCCTCGTTAATTTTTTATATCTTTGCAACTTAATTTAATCTTATGAGTGAATTTAAAGTCAGAGCACTTGATTCTGATGGGCAACCATCCATTCAAGAAAAGGAACAGCAAAATCAAGCTCAGCTTGAGTTGCAACAACAACAGCAGACTCCGCCCGCCCCGGAGCCCCCTGCAAAACCAACTATCGAAGAGGGCGACGTTCTTTCATTTATTAAAGAAAGGTACAAAAAAGAGATTTCCTCTATTGACGACCTTCTTGTTGCGCCTCAACAGCCAGAGCAATTACCCGAGGACGTGTCTGCATTTCTCAAGTATAAGAAAGAGACCGGTCGGGGAATTAGCGATTTCATGAAGCTCAATCAAGACTTTGACTCGGCTGACCCCGACCAACTTCTTTTGGACTACACCATAGCCCAAGAAGAGTATTTGGACCGGGAAGACGCTGTCGGAATCCTAGCTGACAAGTTTGGATACGATGAAGATTTAGACCAAGAGTCGGATGTCAAAAAGAAAAAGGCCGCCAAGAAGAGGGAATTAGCCAAAGCAAAAAAGTACTTTAACGATTTAAAAGAGCAATACAAAGTTCCGCTTGAGTCAAGAGGGAGCTTGCCCGAAGAATCGCCAGAGTATAAACAATACAAAGAGTACCTTGACAGAGCCAATAGCGAGCAGCAAGAGGCAAAGCGAAAAGGAGAGTGGTTCCAAAAAAAGACGGAAGAACTTTTCTCACCCGAGTTCAAAGGTTTTGAGTTCGGTATCGGTGAAAAAAAGTACACTTTCATGCCCGGTGAAGCTTCTGAAATCAAGAGTCAAAACTCTACTCCGGTAAACCTTATTTCAAAGTTTATCGACGAGCAGGGATTGATTAAGGATGCTGCTGGTTATCATAAGGCTCTTTCAATCGCGATGAACCCGGATAAGTTTGCGAAGTTCTTCTACGAGCAAGGCGTGGCCTCTGCTACGGAAGACATGGCAAAAAGAAGCAAGAATATCAACATGGATATTCGGACTACTGGACAGCCAATCGGAACAAGTGGGGGAATCAAGGTTGCGGATGTAAGCCCAACATCGTCAGGAATGGGATTGAAAATTAGACCTTTTAAAACCTCTTAAAAATGCCAGTTAACGCATCCCCCTCATTTGCCTTACAGCCAGCGGCTTATAGGCAGATATTGTCTACCAACTACATTGGTAGCTCTTCTTTCAATTTTGCAAACCAATATTTGCCAGACATCTACGAAAAAGAGTTTGAGCGCTATGGTAATCGCAGCATCACCGGCTTTATGCGCATGGTAGGCGCTGAAATGCCTTGTGCTTCTGACCTTATCAAGTGGGCGGAGCAGGGCCGTCTACACTCAAAATTTACGACCTGTACTTGTACCGACCACGCCTCCGGCGTGACTACACTTACAATTCCCGTGTCAAACAACAACGCTACTTCCGGTTATCCTCAAGCCGCCCAGCAGGCTTTGACAAACTCAGCCGCTCCCGGAACGAACTTCAATATTCGTATTGGTCAGACTTTGTTGCTTCAGCGTGAGAATGGAGCTGGAACTTTCCACGCTTATGTTTCGGCAATCGGTGCTGGCGCTTATGCCAACTCTCTTGCCGCTCAGCAGGCTACTCTTCAGATTTATGAAGACGCATCTGCTATTGCTGGTGGTGTTTTGTCTACCGGTACTTGGTCAGTTTGGGTATATGGTTCAGAGTTCAAGAAAGGGACTACCGGAATGGGCGAATCAACAATGCCTTATGACTTCATTTTTGAGAATAACCCCATTATTCTTAAAGACAAATATTCCGTAACAGGTTCTGACATGACTCAGATTGGCTGGGTTGAAGTGACTACCGAAAATGGTGCTTCCGGATACCTATGGTACATGAAGGCCGAGCACGAAGCTCGCTTGCGTTTTGATGACTATTTAGAGTCTTCTATGCTTGAAGCAATTCCTGTTGTTTCTTCCGTAAACAGTGGTGCTAATGCGCAAGGGTTTAAAGGTACTAGCGGTGTATTCCACGCCGTAGCAAACCGTGGTAACGTATTTAGTGGCGGATTCCCAAGTCAACTTGTTGACTTTGATGCAATCGTTCAGCGACTTGATAAGCAGGGCGCCATTGAAGAAAACGCTATCTTCGTAAACCGCGCTGCTTCTTTTGCCATTGATGATTTCTTGGCCGCTCAGAACTCCTATGGAACTGGCGGAACGTCTTATGGCCTGTTTAACAACAGCGAGCAGATGGCGTTGAATCTTGGCTTCCGTGGATTCCGTCGTGGTTACGACTTCTATAAGACCGACTGGAAATACCTGAATGACCCCACTATGCGCGGCCAGGGTACTGCAAGCGGTACTGTTGGTGGTGCAATCAATGGTATGATTGTTCCCGTTGGTTCTACCAATGTCTATGACGAGGTAATGGGTCAAAACGCCAAGCGTCCATTCTTGCACGTTCGTTATCGTGAAACCGAAGCCGAAAGCCGCAAGTACAAGACTTGGGCGACTGGTTCTGCCGGTGGCGCTGCAACAAGCGACCTTGATGCCTTGGAGGTACATTACTTGTCCGAGCGCTGCGTATGTACTTTGGGAGCAAACAACTTCTTTTTGTTCCAAAGCTAAATTGTGTGAGAGGGGGTGTTTGAACACCCCCTCTTTTTTTATTTCACTTAAATCCAAATAAAATGTCAAAAACCTATAAGTTAATCGGAGGCTCTGCGCCTATGAGCTTTATGCTTGCAAGCAGAAACACAGTAGCAAAACGTCTTTACCACTTTGACGGCAAAGTCAATCGTGAGTTACGTTATGCTCGAAATCAAAAAAGCCCTTTTGTTGATGAACAAGATGGCAATTTCATTCTTGAGCCTATTATTTTTGAAGATGGCTTTTTAAAAGTTGAGGACTCAAACCCTGTTCTTCAGAAGTTTTTAGAGGTTCATCCAGATAATGGAAGTCTATTCGTAGAGGTAGACAACAAGAGGGACGCTCAAAAAGAACTGGACTATTTAGAGCTTGAAGCTGACGCTTTGGCAAAGGCGCGGACTTTGGATTACTCAATGATGGAGAACGTGGCTCGTATAGCGCTTAGCATTGACCCTTCCAGGATTAGCACAAGCGAATTGAAGCGTGACATTATTGTTTATGCAAAAAACAATCCGGAAGAGTTTTTGTCAATCGTTAACGACCCAAATGTCGCTCACGATGGCTTAATCGCTAGGTTGTTTAGCTATGGAACTCTTGTTGTGAAGAGAAACGCGGTTCATTACAATTTGTCCAACAACAAGTCAAAATTGCTCATCATTCCGGCCGGTCAAGATGCCCATGAGGCGGTTAGTTCTTACTTTATGACCGAAGAAGGGGCTCAAGTGATGGCTACGCTTGAAAAATATATTGCCGAATAATTTGTATATTTGTTCAAATTTTAGACATGGTTACATTTTTGCAGATTCCGGGAAGAATTTTTTCGGATTCTAGTCTTCAACTCGTTGATTACTATTTATCAGTTGACTTTATTGGAGAATTAGCCGCGTCATCCGTTGGCGCTGGAGCCGCTGAAACTGGTAATACCACGGCTGGAAATTCAAATGTTAGGCTATTTTCAAGGCCAACTATTTCAAGCTATGAGCATGTTGATATTACACTTCTTTCGGCTGATATTTCTAGAAACTTCCATTTGCTAATGGCTAATGCTTTAATTGCAGCTAAATCCCCAAAAGCTAATGGGTCTTTTTATTCATTGCCATTGGATTTGTTTTACAATGATGGAGCTGGAGTTGCGTTTCGGGATTTATCCGTAGGCTCTGGAACATTCAATAGTGGGACTCAAATTACAAATGTCAACTACAATGGTGTAACTGATACGCTTCCATTTACAACATCCGCTAACCACAACTTGAAGGTTGGCGACAGGGTTCAGTGTACTTTTGGCGACCTATCAAATGCGCCTCTTGTGGCAATTAGCGGATACTATGATGTAGTAGCCGTTGACAGCGCCACCATTTTTAGGATTATCCCAAGAGCAGTAACAGGGGCGACCTCTGGAGCATTAAGTGCTACTACGGTACTGATTAAAGCTAATAACCTTATCTCATCAATTACTTGGAACTAATATGGCTAATTTTTTAAAAATACCACAGGCAATCATTACGGGCAGTACAACTGGTAATGTGTACATAAATTTAGACCTTGTTTTGGATATTCGTGTTTCTAGTACTAGCACTGTTGTTTTTCGTATTGGAACGGGAGAAGCTGGAAATGACGTAATTACCTTTACATTTAGTTTTGCTGATACAGCAGCGATGAAGGACTTTATTGACAAAGTCGTCGCCATGAAAGCTCCCGGAAAAACCCCTCCACTTGGGCAATATGAATTGCCTACCCTAGTAAATAACAGAACATTAACTATTGCTATCGCTTAATAATATGGCTAAGTATATCAATTTCACATCTGCGGTTCAGGGCGTTGGCGCTGCAAATACAACCGTGACAGTAACGACCCAACCGACACTTGCTACAACTAACGGGTCTACCGATACTCTTCAAATTAACTGTGATGCACACGGATTATCAGTCGGTTCTCCGATTTCTATTTTTTGGAGTACCGTTGGCACTGCAAATGCCGCTGCTTTAGGGCTTGCTGGTGATTATTATGTATTTTCAGTACAAGATGTAAATAACTTTACCATTATTCCTACGGCAGCAACTAGCCCAAGTCGTGGTACTGGAGTGCTTGATGTTCGTAGGCGTATTGCTTCTCCAGTGTTGATTGACCCAAATAAGATTATTTATATCTCAAATCCAACGACTTCTGCTGTTGAGTTAAGATTGGCAACATCAAATCAATCAACCGAAACCATTCGAATTGTATTTAGTTCAGCGGATGCCGCTTATGCAACGCATGAGTTTATTGCCCAGGCAATTACTAAAGCCGCATCCGATAGTATGGGATATTCTGGTGCTGCTCTTGAGATGCCTTTATTGCCTAATAATACCGCTGGTGCCCAGAGAGTCGTAGGTTTTACTCGTTTCTAATAAGACCATAATTATTTAAAGCCACCCCCTGGAACTCAGGAGGGTGGCTTTTTTATTACCTTTGTGTATGGCTGACTTTATGCAAATCAACACTTCGGCGGGGGTTCCATCCCTGCTGAACATCAAGGATGCAAAATCAGTTTTAGCCACGACAAGCACCGTTGTTTTTCACTATGGTGGCACAAATACGGCCACGGTTACTTTTTCAGTTACAGACTCCAGCTATAACCTACAACGATGGTTTTTAGGGCAAGTAACTTTAGCCAGTCAATCAGATGTTTCTTATTACGTCTTGGGGCCATTGCCAAAAGTCCCCAACAATGACGCTGTAACCATTAGTTCCGTGCTATTTGTATAATAAAGTATCTTTGCATTTATGATTGACGACGTTAGAAATGCGGTACTCGCCGTTGCAAACAAGAACAACTACGGATACATAACTCCGTCGGATTTTAACCTATACGCTCAGCAAGCGCAGCTTGATGTGTTTGAGGGTTATTTTCAGTTGTATAACGACCAAATCCGCAAGGAGAATGCCCGGCAATCCGGCACGGGATACGCCGACCTAAGGCAGATAACCGAAGAGGTCATTGATACCTTTAGCACAACGTCTGTGTTGACGCATAATGGAGCAACATTTTCAGTGCCATCGGATTGTTACATCATGATGAATGTCCTATATTTCACGAAGCCTATTGACCGGGTTTCTCTGAATAAAATCAATCAACTTTTAGCCTCAAACCTTACGGCGCCATCGACTTCATTTCCGGCCTATTTAATGACTGGGACGGGAACCGGTTCAAGTCTGTCTCAAAGAATCACTGTGTATCCGAGCACTATAACTCAAAATGTTTCTGCTCAGTACATTCGATACCCTAAAGTCCCCAAGTGGACATGGCTTTCGTTTGGCACCAATGGCGACCCTATCTTTAACCAAGGCGCCGCCGATTATATGGACTTTGAACTTCCGCAATCGGACATGCCGGCGCTTATTGCAAGGATTCTTCAGTATGCCGGAATATCTATTCGCGAAGGCGACGTCTATCAGTTCGGTCAGGCAACCGAAACGGAAACCCTACAAAAAGAGCGCTCATAATGGCATACATAACTCAGTATCAGTATTACGACAATGGGGGCAATTCCCCTCAGGACGCTAATTGGGGCAGCTATCAGTATGTGTCGCTAGAAGACATCGTCAACAACTTCATGTTGATGTATCAGGGCAACCATGAGCTCATCAACAATATCAACCGGTATCAGGTATTGTTTTTCGCAAAGCGCGCGATACAGGAGCTGAATTATGACGCTCTCAAGGAGATTAAAGTATTGGAGTTACCGGTTGGCAGCGACTTGAAAATTTTTCTTCCGTCTGATTATGTGAATTGGGTCCGGATTTCCGCAGAGGTAAATGGTGTCTTGTTTCCGCTTAGCGAAAACTTTCAGACCAACTTCGCGACGGCTTATCTACAAGACCAAAGCGGAGCGTTGCTCTACGACCAAAATGGCAACGTGCTATCTCCGCAGTATTCGGACTTGGACCTCGGCAGAATAAACAATACGGCGCCAAGTTTGTACGTTAATCCATCAAGCCCATACGATGGTAACTACGGATGGTGCATTGACGACGTTTGGTATTTCCGATGGGGCATTGGTGGCAATTATGGACTGAATACAGAAACGGCCAATGGCAACCCTGTTTTCAAGATTGACAAGCAGAGCGGGGTCATTAATTTCAGCTCAAATATGAGCGGACTTCTTTGCGTCATTGAGTATGTGTCCGATGGCATGGAAAATGGCAATGACGGCTCCGTTAAAGTCAACAAGCTTTTCGAGGATTACATATACGCTGCAATCAAATACGCCATCTTGAACAATCGTTTTGGTGTTCAGGAATATATCGTGAACCGGGCCAAAAAAGACCGAAGGGCTCTTTTGATGAATGCAAAAATTAGACTTAGCAACATTCACCCGGGTCGCCTCTTGATGAATATGAGGGGCCGCGATAAATGGATTAAATGAAGACAGTAATAAACTATACCGGTGGCAAAATGAACAAAGACCTCGACGAGAGGCTTGTTCCACCCGGCGACTATGTTGATGCCTTAAATGTAAGGACCGGCTCTACCGAGTCTACTGAGATTGGTTCGGTTGAAAAAGTCCGTGGCAATTCGTTGGTCACGGATATTTTTTATGACCCATCTACCGAGGCCAAAATATCAATAAACGCAAAGTGTATAGGCGTATTCAAGGATGAATCAAAAGAGGTTATTTATTGGTTCATTCATGATTTTAATCCGGGCGGAAGCTATCCGGTTAACGATACATGCGACCTTATCGTTTCATACGACACCAATCTTGGAACTTTGACATATCATGTCATTGACTTAAATGGCGTTTTGAATTTTTCCAATGATTATCCAATCACTGGAATTAGCATTGTTGAGAATTTGCTTTTTTGGACGGATAACTTAAATCCACCAAGACGCATAGATATTACGTCGGCTTACTCCGGCATTACTAGTGGAGAAGTATTCAATGTGATTGTTAAGCCACCGAGCGAGGCTCCGCAAATTTCGCTTACATATATTTCAACGGTTGGAAATTTTTTAGAAGAAAACTTCATATCATTTGCATATCGTTATAGATACGAGAATGGAGAGTATAGCGCTCTTTCTCAATTTAGCGAAATAGCTTTTGTCCCATCAGATTTTGCTATTGACCCAAGCACATACCTCAACGAAGGCATGATTAATCAATATAATGCCGCTTACATTTCATATAATTCAGGGAGCGATTTAGTCAAAGAAATAGATATATGTTACAAAAAAGGAAGCGGAAATGAAATTAAAGTAATTCAGCGAATCAACAAGCAGCAGTCCTCTATTGGTGACAATACCATTAAAACTTTTTTGTTTTCAAATAACAAAATATACACAACACTCCCTTCGTCGGAGTGGTTTAGGTTGTACGACAACGTGCCACACAAAGCAAAAGCTCAAGCAATTATGGGCAATAGGCTTATGTATGGTAATTATGTTGAGGGATATAATCTTATTGACAGCGATAATAATAAAGTAAACATTGATTACGGGGTTCAACCATTGTCTGAAGAGATTTTGTCCGAGCCATTAACAACATCATTGCTTTCTCACTTTTATCCAGCGGGTTGGTACACGTCAGCTCCGTCGGCGACAATAATTGGCGCAAAGTTTAGAATAAATATTCCGGTTGCGTATCAGAATAATATTCCCGAAGGTCTTATATTTTCGTTTACGCTAACGCTAGAAAGCGCTCAGGTGCATACTGCCGGATTTCCTCCTCAATCCGCATTTTCTATCAACTTTACGTTTACTACGCAAAAGACCTATCCATCTTGGCTTCTTTTAGTGGCTTCTGTTGAATTTCAGCAAAAGCTTGGCAACTCATTAATATATTATCAAAGCGCTAACGGCTTGCCAAATGTGTGTAATGGATTTTCTTTAACGGACAGATTTGCCTGCGCAATATCTAACAAAACAACCCTTTCTCCTAATTACAACAAATTTGCCGTTGGCTCAACTTCAATATTAAAGACCGGGTTCCAAATTGTTTCAAATCCTTTTGAAAACACCTTTTTAGAGATTGTCGTACCAGCAATGGCATATAGAAATGTCAGTACGCTTAATGTAGATAGATTTGAATGGTTTAGAGTTCAACAAATAACCGCTACAATCTCAAAGTCCGGCGTTCCAAAAAGCCTACATAGCAATCGCGATTACCAAGTCGGTATTGTCTATATGGACGAATACAACCGGTCAACTACTGCGCTCACAAGCCAAGCTAATACGGTATTTTTCCCGGCCGGAAACTCAAATACAAGGAATAGGATTAAGGTCACAATACCTATATCTCAAAAAGCCCCATCGTGGGCGAAGAGGTATAAGTTTGTGATAAAGCCAACAAAAGAACGCTACGACACGATTTACGCAAATATCTTTTACAACGACCCATTGGATAGCGGTATATGGGTGAAGCTTGATGGTGAATCTCAAAACAAAGTTCAAGTCGGAGATACGCTTATTGTGAAATCTGACACGCAAGGCGCATTGCAGAATTATGTCACTACTGTCGTTCTTGATAAAGAGGCTAAGCTTGAAAATTGGATTTCCGGAAACCAAACGACGACCGGGCAGCCTATCCAAGAACTGTCTGGCGTTTACATGCGCTTGAAAAACGATGGATGGTCGGCTAATTTTAATCCGAACAATTATATTGACACCGGTTCATTAACGGCCGAGTCGACCGATACAGGTGGCGGGAATGCCAATTCTTATGCTTCGTTAAGAATACCATGCTTTAATACTGTTAATGGCGTTATTACTCGTTGGGATATACCGGCCGGTTCAGTTGTAAGTATTAACCTTTGGGTCTTCCGATTTGGAAGAAACTGTGGAGGAAACAGCAATAAATGCGGAAGGGTTGATTCTCTGTTATCCTTAAAAATAGTTGCATCACAAAACTATTCGGACTTTAAAGCTTTTTGGACAGGTGAAGCAGTAAATGTTCAGGAGGCAATTCATCCTGATTATGGTTGTCCCGATGATTCTGGTCAGAACCAAGATTCGTATGACAACAGTACGCTTGTTGGTGTAGGCGCTGTTCCTGGATTTTTGCAAGGTACAAACAGATACCAATTTGCTTCAGACACAGCTGCTTCGGCATCAACCAATCCTCTTTACTTGACTATTAGACACGGAAGTCCCGCTTGCTCTTGGCCTAACGTGAAGACATCACGCATTGAGGCTCGAATAATTATTCAAAAAGCCGGAGGAGCACTTGTCTTTGAAACAGAGCCAACTGATGCTCTTCCCGATTTGTACTATGAGAACCATGAGTCTTTTGGGATTGATACTTCAGGCAATCACCTATGTAATGATGTCAGTCAGGATATTGCGGGAGGAGTGTCTGGGGTTAGCATTTTGGATTTCTATAATTGTTATTCTTTTGGCAATGGTGTCGAGAGCTTTAGGATAAAAGACTCAATAGTTGGCGATTCGTTTCTGCTTGGTCAGCGTGTTACGTCTGTTGCTGAAACAGACTTTAGCGAGGTGCATCGTTTTTCGGACATAACATACAGCGGCGTTTACAATCGCGAGTCAAATGTCAATAAGCTCAATGAGTTTAACCTTGGATTGCTTAACTTCAAAAACCTAGAGGCTCTTTATGCAAGCATTCAGCGAATGCACCCAAGGCAAACGGACTTGTTAGTGTTTCAAGAAGACAGAGTGTCTAGGGTCCTTGTTGGCAAAAATATTCTTGCCGACTCAACCGGCGGTGGAGTTGTTGCAAGTGTGCCAGAAGTATTGGGAAATCAGATTGCAAGAACAGAAGAGTTTGGTATTTGCAAGCAGCCCGAAAGCTTTGCGTCTTTTGGCAATGACATATACTTTACTGACATCAAAAGAGGCGCCGTGCTGAAATTATCAGGTGAGCAACTATTGGTGATTTCAGACATTGGAATGCGGTCTTATTTCCGAGATTCGTTTTCTCCAATCAAAAACGCTCCAGTTAGAGGCGCATACGACCCCTTTGTAAAAGACTACGTTTTGCACGTTGGTGATGAGCCCGGAAGTCAAGTAACATACGTTAATTGCGGAACGGAGAAATACTACGGAAACATTACAGAACCAACAATAATTAGGGTTTATTATCCAACGAATATCGGTGATGTAAATATTTACGTTACCGGACCAATAATTGGTGATGGAAACATAGACGTGATTTACAACACCGTAACTGTTGGGAACATAAGCATTTTTACGGGAGGCACGGTAACTTTCAATAAAGACCTTCCGAATGTTAATTATGCTGACATCGTTGTGACTCCATCAGGAGAAGCTGGTTTTTTATTGACGACGACTTGCCCCCTTGGAGCTCCTCCAATTACGGTCTACGCAATGGTTCTCACGAACGCAAATGATGCGGAATTAGATGGTCAAATTGCGTATGGGACATATCCTAATCAAATGAATAAGGAGTCTTTTACGGCTCAAAAAAGCGCTTCGTATCCAATTATTTCTCATTTATCAACATTTAGCGTTTCTCCGGGCTCGCTTTTCTTGCCACCGGATGGAAATCCAATACAAATGTTTGGCATTGAAAACGGGACTTTTCTTATCAATACCGCTCTTGATAGATTTAGATTACTTAGGACGAACACTTCTTACAATTTCAACACCGCAGCTGGGCTTAATAGCTTAATAACGGCTTCGACGTCAAGTGTTTTAAGCGGGCCGGGCGCAAAGTATGAGCCAGACGCGTCTTATAGCGCGTCAATGAGTATAGGCTCATCGGGTCAATACCTTTATTTGATTTGGGATTACAGAAGAATTATCTCATTGGATATGTGTTATCACGCAACAATCCCTGCTTCTGCTTGCTGTAATTGCAATGTTCCATGCCCAACTTGTATTGAGGTGCAAACCACGGGCGTTTTCACGAGTCCCGTAGACGCTTGTGGTGCGAGAATCGTTATGTCACTTTACTATGAAGGCGGCGGAATAGCTATCGGAAAGCAGTTTTATTATGACAATAGCTGCACATTTACCGCTTATCTTGGATTTTACAGTTATTACGATACGGCTTTCAGGTGGTTTGAATTAAATTCTTCTGGCGTTGTAACTAAAATTGGAACCTGCTAATGGCTATTTATTTTATTGATTCTAAAAATTTCTCAACCGCTACGGCGGTGTACACTTCGTCGGCTTTAACTATAAAAGCGGATGATGGATTTTATCAGTATTGTGGAGTTTTAAGACAACAATCTGGAGGACTCTTATTGCCCGCGTTATCCTGCGATGAACTTTCCATCGGGTGCGTTGTTCCTTGTGGGACGACTGTATCAACAGCTCTTAGCGGAAATAATAGTGGAATGTACGACTTTGAGGTTGAACTATCAAGCGCAACCGGGGCCGTCCGTGTTGAAATGAATGTTTCGCTTGCACAATCGTCAACAGCATTTATCTTTCAGCTAGGTGAAGACGCTTACCCAAATCCGGTATATGGAGTCAGAGGTAGACGAAGTGCTCAAAATCTACTTGCAGCATACGGCTCTGCTACTCCCATTGTGGAGCGATACACTTTTGGCACAGCGGGGAATCCGTGTAATGCGGCCGCAACTATTGTGACTAATCTCAAGTTGTTTCAGTACTACAATTCGGGATGGAGTTGGACAAATAATATTAACTCCGAGTACATAACGGAGGCAACTAGCATTGCCGCAGACCCGGGGACAATGGTTTTGTATATTCCAAAGACAAGCCCTGACATAAACCTATTGCGTGGACGAATTGTTGAGGCTTGTAATGTCGGCGGATATAGTTCTACCGCTACCGTTTTTTGTCCAGCGCTGCTCAACGGGTTTACCTCAACAACCATGTATGCGTCGTCCGGGGCCGCTTGTGCAGCGTCTAGAAATAACGTGATTTATCAAGGCCATGTGAACGGCGTAGCTGGTGCTTCGTTTGGTTTATATGACTGGGTGTTTGCGGATGAGTATTCTCAAAATCTTGTAGCCGATGGGTATTACGCGCTTGATTACGGAACGCCCAAGGCCTGGATTAGAGTTCAAAATGGCATAGTCACACAAATAGGAACCTGTCCATAATGGCATTTACAGTATCATACAACGAGCCGACCCAAGGATGGTCGTCGTTCTTCAGTTACAACCCGGAGTTCATGATTGGCATGAACAATACCTTTTACAGCTTTAACAACGGCCAACTTTATGTGCATAACTCGGGCAATGCGCCGGTTTGTAATTTTTACGGCCAGCAAAGCCTGTCCTTTATTACGTCCATGGTGAATGAAAGACCATTGGAGCGAAAGCTGTTTAAGGCGGTAGCGCTTGAGAGTGATGCTCCATGGTCTGCCGATTTCTCCACGGACGAATCACAACAAACGGCTGTCGTATCAACGGCTCAATATGTATTGAAGGAAGGGATGTATTTCTCAAACATCAAGCATGATTCAGCCCTGGTGACTACGCCTAATTTTAAGAACCGGTCAACGATAGGCGTTGGCATTATTGCCTCAGCCGTAACTGGCTCCGGAACGTTGAGGACTTTTACGTTTGCCGCCAATATAGAACTGAGCACGTCTATCTCTATTGGGGACCGGATTTGGTACGGCACACCATCGGGGTCGACAGTCAGCACTTTGTTGATTGGCGGAACGATAAACGCTATCTCCGGAAACACGATTACAGCGACCGGTTCTGCTTTTCCGGCAGTTACTTCTACGGGGCTTTTTATCGTGGTGGTCAAAAACGCCCAGGCCGAATCGTATGGTATATCCGGCGGCTATGCGCAAATGACTCTTTCAAACTCAACGCCGGCTCAGTCCGAGCTTTTCTCCGTTGAGATTGATTATATGAAGAGCTTTCCATAAAATAATATCTTTGCATACGCATGAAAATTAGGCAAATTCAAGACGGAGATTACGAGAACATCCTCACCAAGTGGTGGGGGGAGTGGGGTTTTGAATCTGCGCCTCCAAAAGAAATGCTTCCTGATACTGGCTTTATTGCTTTTGACGAAGACGTTCCTGTATGCTCCTGCATGGTTTACATGACTAATTCAAAAATAGCTTGGATAACATGGGTTCTGTCAAATCGGGAATATCGCAAAAAACCAAATCGTAGGTTAATTCTCAAGGACATGCTTGAAGAGGCGTGTCAAAGCGCTAAAAGAGCAGGATATAACGCGGTCTTTACCGTCACAAATAACGCACATGCAATCCGGAATTTTAAAGATGCCGGATTTATTACATCATCAACCAATGCACATGAACTTGTAAGATTATGGGACTAGAAACAGCAGCAATTATCGCTTTATCGGCAAGCGCAGCGGCAACAACCGCCGGCACGGCTATGTCTTTCGCTCAGGCCGGCAAGCAGCGCAAGGCCGCGGAAAAAGCTAGAGAGTCAGCGCAGCGCGCAGTCAACGAAGCCAAAGCTCAACTTGGCGTCAATTACCTAGATGCGCTATCCCTCCCGACGACCGCATACGAGGCCCAACGCGAGGCCGTAGGGCAGCAGGCGGCAGATATATTAGCCGAGGCAACTCAAGGCGAACAGCGGGGCGTTGGTGCAGCCGCAGGGCGCGTTATGGCGGCCCGCACGGAGGCCGAACGCCAACTGAATACACAGATAGCCCAAGACATGTTCCAGCTTGAGCAAATGAAGAAAGCTGAAGACGCAAGGCTTGGAAGCGCATTGGCCGGGCTTTCACTTGGAGAGGCCGAAGGTGCTCAGCTCGCGGTCAGAGAACAAGAGGCGGCCCGGGCGAGGTCTATTGCGCAGGGAGTGGCGGGTCTTGGCGATTTAGCAAAGCTTGGGATGCAAGCTGCTCCTTTGTATCCTAAAACCGACACGACTACAACTGCAAAAAATTCTGCGCCTATCAACTTAGAGCAACCGGCGTCCCTTGGCTCGCCTGTTGTTGCGGCTCCCGCTCCGGCTCCGGATGCTCAATTCCCGTCTATGGATAGGCAGAATGCAATTTTGAATTATTACAACTCAATTTTTGACACCGGTAGCGCCGGGCAATATTCTCCAATTTTTGGTTCAGTTACAATGCCTAAATAATGACATACTACAAATACGCGGAACGTACCGCTGACCAATTTATTAATTGGCGAGAGATAGGTAAGAGCATAAGCGACACGATTCAGGAGCAGAGCAAGATTCGGGAGGAGAAGAAAGCCACTCTCGACAAGGAGTTCCGTGAAACGATGAAGGCCGTCGTTGATTCGCCCCAGGGGACGGACAACGAGGTCAACTCATGGACTTTAAACGTCACGAACAATGCCGCCGAGTATCTTCGGACTATCAATAACGAGCTAAAGGCCGGGCGCATGAGCCCAAAGGATTTCACCATTGCGAGGCAGAATGTGACGGACGACGTAAATGGTTTGTTCGCCCAGATTAAGTCGTATCAAGAGTGGCACAAAGGCCGTCTTGCTCGCATTCAATCTGGGAAGGCTTCAGGCCTTGAGTTATCGCTTAATGAACAAGCGGAAAAAATTGCCGACCTGAAGAACACTTCTGGATACTTTGACCCCATGACTGGCAGTTTGTTCTTTTCAAAGACCGACGAAAGCGGTAAGCCAGATAGGTCGAGCTTGCTTTCGGCAAAAAACATGTTCAAGATTACCGGGACGCAAGTTGATAAATACGACTTGAACTCCGAGTTGGTCAAGATGGGTAAGATGTTCGCGCCATATAAAAGAGTCATCGGAAGGTCCGGCGTTCAGACAAAGGATGACGTGACTCTTCGTAAGGGGTTTGATGAAGTAAAGAACAGCACCTTTGGCGCCATATTAGACAACCCCTATACGGCTGCGAGCATTCTCACCGACAATGGTCTTGACGGCTATACCTACACGACCGGTGAACCGAAAAGCGATAAGGAAATCAAGATAGTTCAAACGCCAAACGGTTATCAGCCTCAGATTACCGACACTCAACGGAAAGCCGCCATGGACTTTATGGAGCGCCAATTATCCGTCTACCTACCTTACGAGGAAACACCTATGCCAAAGGCATCTACAACGACTGGCGATAAAGAAGATAAAATGACAGACAATGAGAAAGCGGCTCTTGGGACAATAAAAAGCTTATACTCAGGGACACCGGCTCAGAAAAAAGTCGCCGCAGATAGGCTCGCCAAGAAACTAGGAGTGACAAAGATTGACTACACAAATGAGGGAATTATTGCTACAAAGCAAGTCGTAGAAGGTGGTAAGACAAAAACCATAAAGACAACGTATCCCTACGGAAATTCATTGAGTGAATTTGCCTCAAGTGGTCTTGCAGACGTTTTGGGCGCTGGTGGCCTTCTTGCTCGCCCCGAGCTTGAAATGGGGGCAAAGAGGTCTTCCGGAACGGGTAGTGTTTCGGGAACGAAAGTTATGGTTTCACCACCATCAAAGTCTCAACACGAAGGAATTATTGAAACAATTACCAAAAATTTGGAAGGCGCTTCTTTTGACACAAGAGATGGGGATGAGCTTGCAAAAGCCGTTGATGCTTACAAATCTAAACTCAAAGAGTTCGGATTAGACTACAATGTGGTAAAGGATTCAAAAAATCCGGCTCTCAGGAAGTTTTTTGACCGAAATTCAGGGGCCATTGTAGTAATTAATGTTGAAAAGGGAGAGGGCAATATAGGCGAGCAATACGCCGAAGCATTCAGAGCGCTTAACGAAAAAGTCCAACAAAAAATTAACGAATAATGGCTAAACAGCAGAATGACCTTTTACGGGCATTGAAACAAGCAGAGCCCGTGAAGGGCGCTGTTAAGGTTGACCTCAATGCCATATACAGAGCGCAGCAGCAAGCCAAGACTCCGTACTTGGCATCGGAGGCCGCTGCCATTCCGAGTGAAGAGCTAGAGCTCAAAACCGAGGAACTTCTCACGCCTGAGTTCTCTGAGCAAATCAAGTCAAAAACCGAAGCGTTTAGAGAGCAGTTCGCTGAAGAACTGGCCACCGGTGCGGCGGCAAAGTATCGCGAGGAATCGGATGCGCAGCCGGCCGAGGAAACGGCGTTAGTCCCATTGTCTGAGCTCGCTATGATTAGCGGGTCAATCTTGGATATGACCAAAGACGTACCGGGCGAAACCAATGCGTTTGGCTATGATGCTACGGCTCGTCTTCGGAAGAAGGAGCGCGTCTTGGATGAGCTGAAGAAGAATTACGGGAAGTACGGGTTTTCTTTTGATTTGACACCCATGGGCAACTATGTCGCCCGAAGCAGTAGCGGAAACATTGAGGTTGATTTGTACGGCGATGGAGCACAGGCGGCCGATAAGCTGAAAGGCTTTATCGCAAAAAACGCCAAAAAAACGCAGTACCAAAACGAGGAGTTTGTTGACCTATCATTAAAGGCTCAGGAAACAAGGCCGGCCGCCCGAATTAATCCTGACGGAACTAGGTCTACGCATTTGTTTACGACTATGGAGGTTGACGGCAAACATTACGCTGTTCCAACCCTATACCAAAAGACACCAAATTCTCAATCGTCCGACCCGAATGATTGGGTTGAGTACAAGAATCCGGAGGAGGCTTTTAAGGAAGCGGTTCGGAGAGGCGAGTTGTATCAGTTTGACACCAAGGGGCAGGCGGAGTCTTTTGCGAAAGGTTCGTGGAAGAGTATTAATCAAGGCGACTTGATTCGCAAACAAGTAGCGGAGCAGAACGGCATTGAGTACGGGGTAATGAAGCAGAACGAGCTCGAGCGAAAGTATAGTCGTGAAGAAATTAATAGCCTAGAAGATGCTATTGATATTTTGTCGTCTAATCGCCCGGGGCTTGAGCCCCAAAAGGCTCGACTAGCCGCTAAGATGAAGAAGGCTTACGGCGTAGGGACCGTTGATGGTTTAGAGAAGGTCCTTGACGAAAAGCGCAAACAGAAAGATTCCATAGAGGATTATTTTCAGTCATTGTCCGGCATTCGTCAGGAGGCCGACCGGCAGCTTGAGGTAGAGCGCAAGAAGGTTGAACAACAAGCGATTGCTTTGAATCGTGAAGTGAAAACCATTCAAGGAAATCTCAACCAAAAATTCCATGACTATTTCGGTGTTCCATTTCTTACCGAAGAGGGAACTATCAATCCGGAAATCAAGAATATCAAGCCATCGGATGCGGCTTCGGCGAGGGTGTTTAACGAATCCATTGACGCCTACAATCTTTTAGCTCAACGGCAAAAGCAAGCGGCTCAGGCATATCTCAAAGAGCGTACTTATTTTGATGCCAAATACGACAAGGAGGCCCAAGATAAATATGTGGGTGAATGGCGGGGATTATGGAACTCCATTCGCTCTGGGTGGAATGAGGGAAAGATGTCAAACGTGGTCTTAGATGCGCAAGCCGCAAAGATTGCAGGCGATGAGGAAAAGCTTGCGATATACAACGAGCAGATGTTCAAAATGATGAACGACCCGGCTATATCAACGGCGATGTCGGTTGGTCAGGAAAGAATTGCCGAAGCGACAGAGTCAGGAGAGTTCGGTGATTATTTGCGCGCTCTTGGGGCAAATCCTTCGACGTTTATTTCGGGCGTAGCAAATATGATGTTAAACTCTATGGCCCGGATGTTCCCGATTTTATGGAAGACTGGCTCGGTCATTGTCCCCGTGTCAACGGCTATCGGCGGAGCTGTTGGCGGTGTACCGGGCGCTAGGGCCGCTTTTTCTACCAGTATGAAAATCGTCAATGCCGCTAGCGGTTTTTCGCTAGAGTACACGGCGTCTGTTCTTGATGCCATCCGCAAAAAATACAACACACTCGAGAAAGCCCAAGAGGGCGAATGGCTTAACGACCCTGAGGTATGGGAAGAGGCCAGAAACATCGGCGTAAAGCGCGGATTGACCATTGCTGCTGTTGACGCCATTACGGCCGGGGTGCTCGGCAAAATAGCGCCGTCTTCGCTTGCGTCAACGGCTCGCAGGACGACTCAAGCTGTCGGTCAGGCTTTGGCTATTGAACCGGTATCGGAGGCTTTTGGTGAAGCAGCGGCTCAGTTCGTGTCAGGCCAAGAGTTAAATTCGGTTGAGATACTTGGTGAAGCGCTCGGAGCCGGAGGTATGTCGAGCAACCCGCTCACCCTTGCGGACGTGGTATACCAACAGACCCGAAAGGATTACTATACGAACCTTGCTGAGAAAATGGCCAATAGCCGTTCGTTTCTCAACGACATGGACGAAGACCTAGGCAAGGTCACTCAATGGGCGAACAACATGCGGACGACCGGTCAGATTACCGGCGTGACCGAGCAGCAGATTCTCGAGAATGTGTCTGTGGTCAGGGAGGCCCGGCAGATGATGTCGGCTACGGCTCCAACAAACGCCCAACGGTTGTCGCAGCTTGCGCTTGGTACTAGCAGTCGTGCTGAGTCCCGATTGGCGGACTTGATTGCGGCAAAGAGGCAGTTGGACAGAACGCCAACGATTAATCAACCCATGCAGCAGGCCGTTCAGGATGAAATGAACTACATCCTTCAGAACAAAAAGGTTCCCGAGCAGCGCGTGGACTTGGCGCCAATCATTGGTCTTACACCAAAGTACTACATCAACGGGAAGGCTTCATTGCGTGAGGACGTGGCGGCTCTTTTAGACCCAGCAAAGGGGGCAGATGACCAGCTCAAGGACTTGAACATTTCCATTGAAGGGGATGAAGAGCTATTGGATAAGTACGTCACCCGGATGGAGTCAATCTTTGACAAAGAAGATTACGAGGACGGCAAGGTTATGCTTGCCGCTGAAGACATCAATGAGATTCCGGCGGAGTTCAGGCCGGAAGCGGTCTTTAATGAAGAAACCGGCCGGCATGAGGTTACTGTGCCGGCGGATAAGGTGGAGAACAAAGACATCGCCAACATAGCCGTGCGCCCGAAGTCGCAACTCGAAGCCGCTACGGCTGCTATGAAGGAAGGCAAGCCCGTGTACGCGAAGGACACGAAGAGCGGCAATGTTTATTTATTGGAAGACCAAGCCAAGATTGACGACGCATACTCGAGAGGTATGTCGTTGCTGCTTGGTGGTCCAAGCACAAGGGGTGTTCAAACACCCCTCCCATTGCCGAAGATTAAGACCGACAAGATTAAGGCCATCAAGGACTCGCTCAAGAGCATGAGAGCCGACATCGGAACGATGAACAGCTTTGGAGCTGGTATGGGTAAAAGCGTGTGGAATTTCGCTATTGACTCAGCGATTCTTGCAATCGAGGCCGGAGAAAGTGTATCCGCTGCGGTTGAGAAGGCGGCAGATTATATTGACTCAAAAGTTACCGACTTTAAGCGCTCGGACTTCGTGGCTTATATGACAGGTCAGCTCACAGAAAAAGAGAAAGAGATTGTACGTCAAGCAAGAAGCACAGACTTGCCTAGCGGTTTAAAAGTTATCAAAGGTTTTTATTCAACTATTGAACGACGACTGCTTACATCAACGGTTGAAAAACAAAGTGCAACCAAGTGGTTGCAGAGCGGAATTTTTGGTGGCGATGAAGGAGAGTTTACCGGTGCAAGAGCGTTCCTTCAAGCCAAGCGTCCTGACGAGCAGGTTGAAAAGAAAGAACTGCTTGATTACATTAAGAAAAATCGCGTCAAGATTAGCGTAAAAAAAGACAAAAACAAAGAGTTTGAAGACTATACAGTAGAGCAGGGCGGTGAATATCAAGAGATAATCATTGAATGGGATGACGCCAATTTTCCAGATTCATTTGATTTTGGCTCTCATTATACCAACAAAACTATTGCCCATTTAAGATATGTTATCAGAAAAGACAAAGACGGAAACAATGTCTTGTTTATTGAAGAGGTTCAAAGCGATTTAGCGCAACATATAAGAAAGGAACGACAAAAACAAAAGGAAGACCCAGGCTATACGCCAAATGTAGTTTCCGCCCCATACGTCGACAACACCAACACATGGGTGAAGTTGGTTTTAAAAGTCGCCTTACAAGAAGCTGTTAAAAAGAATGTAACAAAAGTAGCATGGACAACAGGGGAACAACAGAAGGCTAGATATAATCTATCCGACAAAATAAGTTTTATATTGTATACAAAAACCGACTCCGGGTATAAAATATATGCAGCCGATGAGAGTGGAAATCCCATTATTGAGGACTATCCTTTTCAAGAGAATGAATTACAAGCAGCCGTTGGCGATGAAATTTCAAAAAAAATCATAAATGGAGACGGCGAAAAACAAAGCGACGGACGTATGCTGTTGCATGGTTTGGACTTAGAATCAGATGTTCGTGGTAAAGGCATGGTTGCTTTTTATGGCTCAATAGATGAAGGAAAAGCCGGAACGGTTGAAAACATGATGTACGCCCTTGTTGAAGAGATAACCGGCAAAAAGCAAGACGCAAAAACTATTGAGTTTTCAACTACAAAGAAAGTAAGGGGGGAAGTAAGTGATGAGGACAAGGATTTTTATAGGGCGGAAGCAAAAGAAAAACTCGGCAATTACCTCAAGGATGAGTATTTAGAAAGGGACTTATACGAATTAATTAATGATAATTCTGATTTTTATTATGAACAAACCCTTTATGAGGATGGAGAGCCAAATAATTTTAAAAAGTTTTTCAAAAAAGGAACTCAAATGGCCAAGGTTGAAGATGCTTTGGCAGAATTGGATGAATTATACGTCGAAACTTTAAACAATGTAGCAACAGAAACAAAAACGATTTACACCAAGCACCGCTCAGTAGATATTACCCCTCAAATCGTTGAGAAGGTTAAGTCGGGTATCCCCGCATTCAACGACGAGAAGCTGTCGATTGAGCAGAGAGCCGAGAAGATTCGCCAGAAGATGTTTGCGATGAAGCAGAAGATTGGCGAATCCGAGAAGAGGAAGTCCTTAAATGGCCCTGAAAGAATGGCGATAGAAACGCTTGTTCGCAGATTAGCGTGGAGGATAGGCATGAAAATTGACGATAGCAATTTCATAGCCAACCCAAACGAAAGATGGAAAGGGAAATATGACCCAAGGACTCATAGTGTAATGATAAATTTTGCGTATGTAACAAAAGACACACCATTTCACGAAATCCTTGGACACCCGATAATATACGCCTTAAAGAACGGCAGTCCTGAGTCAAGAGAATTATACGAAAATCTTGTAAAAGAATTGCAAGATAGTCCTGAAGGAATTGCTGCATACAACATGGTATCGCAACTTTATCCAGAGCTAACTGAAGACCAAAAGATTGAAGAAGCGTTGGTGACATTGCTCGGACAACTTGCTAGCGAGAGTTTTGATAAGAAGTCAAAACTTGGAATGTTGCTTGAGAGACTTTGGAATTTTATCAGCGAATATGTAAGGGAGCTTCTTGGGAAAGACGTGATAAAGGTTGGGGAATTGAAGCCGACCACTACGATTCAAGACTTAGCAGATATAATGGGGTATGGAGAAAACCTTATTGCATTGCCGGGAGCAGAAATGAGTTTTAGAACTCCATTCGGAGAAACATACACTTCCATTGAAGAGGTAAAGCAAGACATGGCTAGGGCCGGAGCGGCAACAACGCTAGAGTTCCCAAATGAACCCGCTGTTGGCGCTAGAATAAAGCGGCTTATTTTATCATACCTATCCGAAGAAAATAGGTCAAGGGCCGAGAACGTAATGAGCTCTATAAAGGAGTTATTAAGTGAGATAACGGCTTTTAATTATTATGACTCTATAACGGGTAAGACTTTTGAGTATAAACTTACTCCTGCTGAAATAGGTGAAGGATTATACTGGAAAGTAACCGATAAGGAGTCAGGGCAAGTCAACTTTACAAGAAAACACGAAAAAAACTTTGAAACTTCTATTGCATTTGGTTTAGATGGCGACCCTAGGCATTTGATAACTGAATATATCAGAATGCTAGAGAAATATTATTCGAAAGAAGAGCAATTTGCTACGTCAAAAATGATTATTGACAAATGGAAATCTAACTATCGCATTAAATACAACCCTCAAGAAGCTTACGACCGAGGCTATGGTTTTTATCATTACATAGGAACTGGTATGTCAGGGAACGGAGTAGACGCATTACCTGTTTTACAGAATATTATCCGTTTTTTAGATTTACAAGAGTCTATTGGGGGCGAATACTCCTTGTCGTGCCTAAACAAGTTAGCGTCTCTTCCGATAATGCCACAGGGGGCAAACCCATCACATCATTTTAAAAGCGGAATAAGGATTGCTATTTATCCAAATAGTGAAGATATTATTTTTGCGGCTAATGATGATGTTTATTCTGGCGCAGCTGGGTATGAGGCGTCATCGGCGTCCCCTGCATTTATGATGTATCGAGATACACCATTAAAGGTAAGGGGTAGGATTGGTATATCGTTATTGACATATCCAGAATCTCACTCATTTAGCGCCGTAAAAAATAGCATACTAGAAGCCATCATTGGCCCAGATGGCATGGGCGACATCAATGAGCAAAAAGGAATGCACGGCTATAATGAGGTCGGAATAAAACTAAAGAAAGGCCGATTTAAAATTGAGTACGACGAATCGGTTAGTCCGGAAGTAAAAAAAATGATTGACTACATAAATAAAAGTCACGGCATTTCAAACGACCAAATTCCTCAAATAAAAGAAAATGTGTTATACGGGATTACACCCGGGAGCTATGTGCGTTTAATGATTGACCCAGCCAATCAAATTCTTAGTCAAGGTTATGAGCCTGCTTTAATAAATGTGACAAATGTTCACAAAAATCCAGACCCTAAAAGGATAGCTAGTCTTGAAGAAGAATTGGCTGAAATAGCAAAAAACATTGAGTCATCTTTAAACAAAGAAGCCCTAAAGCGTTTTCAAAATGCCGCGTCTTTAATAAAAGACAAAGGCTTTATTGATAATTTTAAAACGTTTTTGGTTTCGTACCCTTTTGATGAAGATGCGGCTTCTTTTTTGTCGGAGTACATAAACAAAAAAGTATCCCCGATAGACTTTCAAAACCTAATAGACGATTACAACTCGGTTGTAAGACAAATTGAAGACATCAAGACTAATAGGGTGATGTTTGATGGAATAATTATGAACAACGATTATAGCAATGTAATTGTTGAAACAGAATCCGGAATAAGAGAATACAATAATGTAAAAAAGGGTAAGATTTTTGTATCAAACATAAGTGATAAGTTTGTTGATAAAAGCGCTCTTATTAATTATCAATACGCCCAAGGGGAAAAGGCTGTATTTCCCAAAGAATCAGAGAAACTTAAAAATCAACCATACGACAACGACATATTAAATAATAGGAAAGCATTAGAAAAAAACAAAAAGAAAGCACTTACACAAACCTTAAAATTCGTTGAGGCTCTTGCTCAAGCAAACCGAGAGTTCCCGCTAGCGCTACTCGAAACAAGCGTCAGTTTTGCCGGCTTTCAACCAAACGAAGACACGGACGTTCGTTTTTCTCGCGTTCCAGAGAACGACCAAACTTTGTATGGCGCAATAAACGACGCAAGAAACGAGGGCCTGACAGACGGGGAGATTAAGCGCAGAATGCAACAAGAAGGCTATTCATCCTCAGACATCAATGAGGCAATGACGATTAACGTCGGTGATAAGGAGAAATTGCCGCGCGCATTTACTATGGTCGAGGGCGGGGCGTTCGCCGGGTACAGCATGTACACCAATGTTCAGCAGAAGATACGGCGCTTTGCGAAAAAGGAAGTCAACGGAGAGAAACCATCGAGCGCAAAAATCCGGGAGTTCGCAATGCAAGAGCTGTCCAAGCATCCTTTGTTCTTGTCGTCGTCGGATTACCTGCAAATGAGCCTTATGGCTGACCTTGACGCAACGCTGAACACCACGGCGAACACGGCCATTCAGGCGCAGATGAAGCGCATTCGTGAGGCCATGCGTAACATCAACAAGGGCGCCCGTGAGCTGAACGAAATCAGAAGGCAGTTAACTATACTCATCAAGTCAAGTCTGCCTAGGACGATGTACGCTAAGGCTGAGGTGATGGCTTTGCTGAAGAAGGTATCCTCAGCAAATCGCGAGAACATCGCCGAGATTCGCCGAGAGGTCGCTGACTTTGTGATTGGCGTCAGAGTGCGCGCTACGAGGGCCAAGTTGCTCAAGCAGCTTGCCGCTGAAACCACCAAGAAGGAAGGCGGTAGGGTAAAGGGCAATTTCAGCACGGCCATGCAGGAGCGAATCGCTAAGATTAAGGGGATGTTGCCGGACGAAAAAGCCTCCGTAGAAGAGATTCAAAAAGCCATTGTCGCATTGAACTCCGAGTACACCCGGCTTACCGAGTTGGTTATTGACGAAGGGAAGGACGAGTACGCCGAAGACCTTGCCGATGTTGAGTTCGCATTGAAGTTTGCGGCCACGATGCTTATGGACGACATTGAGGAAAATAAACTCATCGCTCTTGATGAATTGTATTCCTACATGAAGGACTTTCTCAAGACCGGGCGGGCAGCGTTCAAGGACGAACTGAAGGCGCAATCAGAGTACTACAACAAGCTCAAGAGGCAGCTCCTCAAGGACATCACCGGCGGCGATTACAACGTCAATTTCAACGACAAGAAAGCCGTTGATAAGGTGGAGAGAGCGCTTATGGGTGAGTCGGTCCAAAAGGAAAAACAGCGTTCTTTCGGGAAGGTTCTTCGCTCATTTGTAGATGACACCATTGGCGCTATGCTAAGGCGGACAGAAGACCTTGCCGGTCTTGTCGATAGAATATCAAACATGACGGGCGAGTTTTTCGGTGGTGTCAGTAAAAAACTTATCGTTGACCGAGTGCGTGAATCTCGCGCAAACTTGAATAAGTTGAACAACGACGCAATGGCGTATCTCCAAACCAACGCCGAGCAAATCTTCGGCAAGGGCTGGAAGAAGATAATGATTCAAAACGGCAAGAAGAAGTTCACCTACATAATGGACCCCAAGGGGTATCAAAAGGTCTTGAAGACCGGTGATAAGGTCGCCATACAGGCGTTCTTGCTTCAGAATGAAGCGCCTATCAGCCAGAACGAAATGTACTATCTGTACAATCAGTTCAAAGACCCCGCCAATCACCCCGGCTTTGAGACAAAGTTCGGCCCCCAGTACAAGGAGATAATGGCTGAAATAACATCGAAGCTTGACCCGAAGGTGAAAGAGTGGGCCGATTGGCAGGTTGAGGAGTTTTATCCAAATATGTACCCGATTTACAACGAGGTTTATCGTCGTGTTTATCGCACCGACTTGCCTTGGAATCAGTTTTATGCCGGTCGGCTGTATCGGGAATCCGCCGATGGGCAGGAGGCGCCAAGTCTACTTGAGAAGCCCAGCGAATTTATCACAGCGGTTGGGGGAGCGTCAACGAAAGAACGCGTCAGAAACAACAAAGCCGTCAAGACAATGGACGGCGATAAAGTGCTCACGTCTTATGTGCGCGACATGAATTTCTTTGCGTCTTACGCTGAGTCAATTCGCGACATCAAGAAGATGCTGAACAACATCACGATTCGTAAGGCGATTGAAACCCGTGTCGGCAAGGACATTTACAGCCTCTTGAACATAATGACCGATAGGCTTATCACGGATGGCTTCGGGAAAGGAAAAGAGAATGACATTCTTGACGCCGGGTTTAAGACCTTCGTTTACGCGAAACTTGGACTTAACCCAAAAATTATGCTCGCTCAGGCAAGCAGTTTTGTAGGGTTTATTCCATTCATTGGATATGGCTCTTATGCTAAATACGCCACTAGAGCATTCTCTGATTTAAGAAAGGGCAAAGAGTCTACGGCTTACAAAACTTGGGCCGAAATGATGGAAAACTCAGAATATTTGAAAGCGAGGTTTTCAACTTCAAATATTATGGAGATAATGTCCACCTTTTCGGACTCCAAGAGAGACGTTGTTCTTGGGGGGGACAAGGGGTTATCCATTGATAACTACGCGAATGTCATGATGTACTTCATCAAGCAAGGTGACAAGGCCGGTGTTATGGGTAGCGTTCCAAATTACTTGTTCTACAAAGAGCAGTATATCAATAAGCAAAAAGCAGCCAAGAAAAAAGTTTCCGAACAGGACGCCATCAAATACGCGCTCAAGAAAATTGAGGCTCAGGTTAAGTCCGTTGCTCAAAGTAATGACGTTGAAGATAAAGACTTTTTCCAGACGGGCTCTACGGCATGGAGGATGTTTGGAGTATTCCAATCTCAGCCAAAGCAATATTTCCGTTTGGAAATGTACGCCATCCGTAACATCTACAAGCAACTGATGGGGCTTAGCGGCGCGAAGGGAACGCTAGGGCAAAACATAAGGCTCTTTGTGACCGTTCACTTGGTCGCTCCGGTCCTGTTCCAATATCTCATGCTTGGCTTACCCGGGATACTCACGGACTTTGACGATGACGATGACGAGGAGTTGGTATGGGCCGGAGTTCTTGGTAACTTGAACGCAATATTCGTTATTGGTGATATTTTCCAAAAAATTCGAGACATCGCTCTTGGCAAGCCTTGGGCGAAGGATACAACGAGTATATCCGCTTTTAGCGTTATCGCCGACTTAGCCAAAGAAGGAAAGGCTATTTTTGATGCCAAGACTGATGAAACAAGGACTAAGCACATCGTTCAGTTCTCTCTTCTTCTTAGCGAATTGTCCGGTATACCTGCTGCTACGCTATTCAAGCTGTCACAGAACTGGTATAAAGTAGCAACTGGCGATGTTGACAATTTTGGTGAGGCTTTGTTGAGGCTTTTCAATTACAGCGAATACACCATAAAAGGCAAAGAAAAAAAGGCGAAAAGCTTTGAAGAACTTAAATTTGAAGAATGATAAACATTACGAGAATAAGCTCAAACATCCACGTCTTTGAGGCGTATGGAGAAGTTGAATTTCTGTTGATTTCGGACCTCCATTGGGACAACCCCCATTGCGACCGGCAACTCCTGAAAAACCACTTGGACGAAGCCGTCAGGAGAGGGGCCTACATTATTATCAACGGGGACCTGTTTTGCGCTATGCAAGGAAAGGGCGATTTCCGGGCTAGCAAGGACGACATTCGCCCAGAACACAATAACGGACGCTACCTTGACTCTATCGTTGACACGGCGGTTGATTGGTTTAAGCCATACGCCCAGAACATCGTTCTAGTAGGCTACGGCAACCACGAAACCGGCGTCATCAAGCACAAAGAAACCGACATCCTCGAGCGTTTTGTGGCGACCCTCAACTACGCTTGCAAGAGCAACGTGCAATTAGGGGGATACGGAGGCGTGTTGCATGTGAACCTAGCGTGGATGCCTCTCAAAGAGGGGGAGCCGCACGGGAACAACTTGTCCTATATCATTCACTACTTCCACGGCTCAGGCGGGGGCGGGCCGGTAACGAAAGGCGTCATCCAAGACCAACGTCTGCTTGCCTCTATTGAGAACTATGACATGACATGGATGGGCCACGTTCATGAGTTATACGAACACACCAATATTGTAAACAGGTATGAGCCTCGCTTTAAAAAGATTAAGCAAAAGCCTGTGCGACAGATACGCACGGCGACGTACAAGGAAGAGTGGAACGACGGCAAAATGGGCTTTCACGTTGAACGCGGAAGAGGCCCGAAACCTCTGGGAGGCTATTGGCTGAAGCTGAGCATTGAGCGCGACGTGCGGAGCGACTTTGTCCGGTACATCTACGCCGAAGTCACTCCTTGTACTCGATTTTACTAGGGGGTGTTCGAACACCCCTTCAGTTGCTCTTGCTCCATCTGAAGGGCTTTCTCAATCGTTTCGGATAGAAAGGTGTGACCTTTCTGGAGCTCCATGGCTTCCAAACGCCGTAGCTCAGTGGTTTCTATGAACCACTCAAGCGCGGTCATGTTATTCTTTGACGAAGGTTCCATCGATTGTTTTACCGGTTCTTTCTTTGATTTCTTCATACGCAAGGTGTAGTGCTTCAACGATGTTTACTCCTCTCTGTTCGGCGAGGATGATAATGGTGACGAGCACATCGCCGAATGCGTCGTACTCTTCGCGGCGTTTGCCTTTCAAGATAGCCGAAGAAAGCTCTCCGAGCTCTTCGACGACCTTCATGAATTGCTTGGGGAAATTATGCGAATCGCTTATCGCTTTTTCCTCGGCCCATAGGGCGATTTTGTCTTGTAGTTGTTCAAATGTTTGGTTCATTGATTTGGGGTTGTGATTTTCTTGTAATGGTCTTCTAAATAGATTCGCTCAACTTTGGTCAATCCCCATCGGTCTATCGCTGCTTCGGCAAACTCAAAGGCAAACTCCTCCATGGCTTTAATAAGCCACTCCCTATCAACTTGGTGGAAGTGCATTTCGTTAGCGTCTTCGTGTTCTGCGAGTATTTGGTCTGCGTTTTTCATGGGGTTAGCATTTTGTTCGTGTCAACGAAATGGTCTTTTATGGGACAATTTGCGTGGTTTTGGATATTTTATGACAGGTTAGATGTTTAATAAAACTAAATATCAAACCCCTCCAATTTTAATTTTTGATGTAACAATTCAATAGTTTCTCTCATGCCAAATATTCTGACAAGTAAATCATATTTTGCCCCGCAAATCAATTCAGACAAATCTTTTAAGTTTATCCGTTGTTGGATTGTTAGTTTTTGATACCAATGCATAGGTTTTGGG